ATACCCGATAGCGGTGTTATTTGTTCCAGTAATACCGGTATACCCAGCCTGATACCCTACAGCGGTATTGTTGCTGGCAATGGTGTTGGCTCCTAAAGCATCGTCACCAACAGCCGTATTTGCATCACCTGTTGTGTTTGCGTCAAGTGCGGCATTGCCTATCGCTGTATTGTTTGTTCCTCCAGCCTGATTTACCGCCAAAGCACTTGCACCCACCGCAGTGTTGGTAGCAACAGCACCAGCACCTCGTCCTACGGTGAGGCCTTGGATGACCGCACCAGCAGTTAGCGTGGAGATACCTGTCACACCCAAAGTAGTAGATGCTGTGAGCGAGGTGAATGCACCAGTTGATGCTGTGGTAGCACCAATGGACATGTTGTTGATGGTTCCAACACCTGTTGAAGTCAGAGCAAGGGTAGGTGTGGTACTAGCCGTCAGCGTAATCAAGTTTGTGTATGCTACGCCGTCTGTGTCATAGGCGGCAAGAGACAGAGTGTTGGTTGCTGTCTTTGCTGATTTAAGCTGAGTGCCTGTGACATAGGACGCTGTTTGAGTGATGGTGTCAGTGTCGGCATCACCTATAGTGGTGTTGCCATTTAAAGCTACAGCACCAGAAAAATTAGCAGCGGCTGCTGTAATTGTTCCTGTTAATGTTGGACTAGCCGACAACACCATGTTGCCTGTACCTGTCACTGCATTACTTAATGTGACACCACCATATGTCAAAGCTGCTGACAGAGTGGTGGCTCCAGTAACACCTAGTGTGCCACCAATAGAAGCAGCACCAGCAAGATAGAAGTCTTTGAATTTTAAAGAACTTGTGCCTAAGTCAACAGTGTTAGTAGTCCCAACACCAAGAACAGAGGCAGAAATTGTTACATTTTGCGTAGGGCCTAATGCAAGAATGGGAGCACCCTCTCCAGCAGTACCATCATGGTTGTGGCCTGTAGAAGAATTAAAGGCAGCTTGAATACCATCAAACTCCCCATCTAAATCAGCAGCATTAATAACATTACCGTCAGCAATGTTATTAATAGTATCTACTCTTGTATATCCTGCCATATTATTTCCTTAATAAATGCCTAACAGTTTTACCACATTATCGTCTGTCATGCGTGGAATATTCCAGCGTGGCAGCGTCCAGCGAAAAAGGAGGGTCTATACCGTCTGATACAAACTGCAACGAAACAGAAAAACCAGAACCAATTGTCTGTGTTTCAAACAACTTTTTCAGCTTTGTTCCATATTTTGTTGTTCCATATTTAGCTGTACTGGTTCCATAAAACCCTACACTTCCACTAGTTGTATTAGACAATGTAATAGTTTCTGGTTGTATGCTTCCAAAGTCATCAAAGTCAAGCTTCAAATTAACTGACATATTTACAGAGCCTTTTGGATCTGTATATAAAAACAACTTATAAAAAGTCTTTCTAACCCTCGGATCATTAATTGGAACATAGGGAGTAGCAAAACTAGCTAGAATATTAGCGCCATCAAAACTATTTCCACTTTCCATCTGATAGACATATCCATCAGAATGAGCAAAAACAATAGTTTCTATTTGATTAATATAATTACTATCAGCTACATAAGCTTTAATACCCACTGTCTCAGCCCAAGAAATGGCACTGGTGTTATCCCCTACCACTTGTGTTCCTAATATTCCTTTAGCACTATCAGCCGTAACTGAAGCATTATACCCTAAAAGTCTATACTGAGACTTCTGTTTAATAATTACACTAGCAAAACTACTACTAGAAGAAATAAGAGCAGTGGATTCTGCTTGGATGGTTTTAGACACCACTCCTAAGTTGAAGTCCCCAGTTCTGTCTGTTGCGCTAAGTAGTCTTAAACCTTCAGGGCCTAAGAACATAACGTCTCCACCTACCTCTTGTATGGTGTCTGTAGCTACACAGCCTACATTCCTTGTAATTGGTTGAAGATTAAAGTCTGCTGAAGTGTTTCCTGCAAGCTGACTAATACTTCTTTCAGTGAAGATGATTAAGGCTTCTCTAAAAACAATGATGCCTGTTATAGTGGCTCCAATGTTTATAACCCCTGCTCCATTAGCTGCTGTAAAGTCAGTGTCTGTATAAGGAGAAGAGAAGATAAGCTTGTCATCGTTTGCAAAGAATAGTTGATTTTTGTGGAACACAACAAAATCAGCACCTACTAAATCACTGTTGTTATCAATAAAAGCAAATGTAGTATCATCCCATATAAAGGGATAGTTGACACCATCAACACCAACAATCTTGTCAGTGCTATTTATTCTATATTTAGAAGTTCTTACTTTAATGCCATCACTATATTTAGCCGTTAGCCAAGTGACGACTGCGTTGTCAGCAGGACTACTAGCTAAGGCAGGGTTGATAGCTAATGTAGCACCACCACTAGTAACAGTGGCATCTGCTGTGACAGTATATATTTTCTCTACACCAGCAAGAGTGAATGTATCTCCCGCCTTAGGAACATCTGTCAAACCATCCACTACTAAGCTACTTCCTGTTTGACCAGCACCATTAACTAACACTGTACCGTAAGAAGGAATATTAATCTTTGTCCAACCACTACCTATAGATTTATAAATTTCGTTGTTTCTACAAGCAATGATAGTGTCTTCCCACGCTGCCACACCTTTCATAATGCCTGTATGAGAAGTAAAAGTTACAGCAGCTTTATCAGCAGGACTACTAGCCATAGAAACTGTAAGTGTTAACGTCACTCTCTTATTGGTGCTGTCAAAAGAAACACCAGCACTAGCCACTGTATATGTCCCTGTGACACCAGCAATGGTGAGTGTGTCTCCAGCAACAGGGGCAGTGTATATGTTTCCTAATACAAGCGTTGTTCCTGTTTGACCACTACCATGCACTTTAGGTAAGCCATAAGCAGGGACAAAAGCACTGTCATATTTATCAAAACCTTCTATTCTTTTATAACCACCATCAGTGGAAGGCTCAAAGTTTTTTAATAGACGAGCACTCCCCGGAGCATTAATGCCTTGCTGTAAAGGAGACAGGTTGGAAACAAGTCCCCCTTTAAATTCAAAAGCATATGTTTGCCAAGCGTCTGCCATCAATTCACCCTATCACCAAAAGCAGAAGTTCTAGAAGTAGCAAGCATACCTGATCTCATGTATGAGTAACGATTAACTAGCATGGTACGCATACGTTTAACACCTTCTTCAAACTTACTCTTAGCCAAAGAAGAAGCTTGTTCATTACTTCTAAACAAATAAGCATAGTGCATAGCACCATCAATAATTACATGTCTAAATCTTTCAGGAATAGAAGGAACATCTGAAAATAAAGACAGGTCTACTGGTATTCTGTAATATTCGTAATAGACAGTGTATGCATCTTTAGGTGCAGGAACCATACCAAACTCTAAGCTGGGGGCATGAAAGACAAAAGAAGGAACATCCCGTTTGCTTGTGTCTGCTGTATATTCTTGATCAATATATTTAGACAAGTAGTCTTCATATGAAAGAATAGTTAGCTTTTGTGTTTTATTGTTAAATGTTGTGCTTTCTTCAATACGGAAAGTATCAAAGTCTATGGTGTTGGCATCAGTAGGAAAAGCATATCGAATAGTTCCCGCTGTCAGTGTCTCTTCTGCCAATACATGGTTGAAAGGCCACTCATGGTGAATGTGGTTGATGTCTCTAATGGCAGCATTCACTGCATCTTTATTATGTGCGTAGAAACCAACAGCCGTTGGGAAGTTACTAGAAGTAAGCTCAACTTCATTGAGCCTTCTATTCACTTCATTAACTAGATCAAGAAAATTATATGCCATTATTGTTCCTTAATTCTCAATCTAATAACACGCTCAGCTACACTACCACTACTATCAGACATATTACAATAGATTTTATATTCAGTATTGTTTGTACCTAAGCCTAAATTAATTGTAGCCACCCCACCACTAATGGTCTGTGCAACATTTTGTAAACCGTTAACAGTGTTGCTTGCGGGTAAAGCTGTCTTTACTCCAGAAGAGTTATCCACAAACCAAAGCACAGATGAAATGGTAGCACCATTGAGCCATCTAGACCAATCAACACTGTAGTCTAGAGTTTCATCTGGATCTTTATTGGGCCATCTAAATGACATATTATTCCTTACTCCACTAATACACTTCTATCAGATGAGGAGAGTTTTCTGTATGTATATATCTTTCTTGAAAGCTCATCTACACTTGCGGTTCGTGTAGCTGTTGTAGATCTTCCTTCTATATATATAACCCTATTATCTTTCATCACCATCACTGTACGTTCTTTAGCAGTGGATTTAGCTTCCACATACACTGTTCTATTTTTATCATATAAAGCTGCAACAGCATTATAATTGAAAACAACAGTGATAATTGTAACACTACCAACACTACCTATTGCATCTACACCATTGAATGTTGGCTGTGCATTCTCAAATATAGAAACACTACCAACACTTCCTGTGGCAACTACACCAGTTGTAGCATAAACACTTTGTGCTTTTACTTCTACAGTTCCTAAAGTTGCTATTGCCCCTAAACCAAAAACACTGGTATTGGCTTTAGCTACAACAACAACACTGCCTACGGAGCCTGTAGAAGCCACTCCTGTTGGTGTGAATCTACAGACTAAACTGAATGTGAAATTAGTACCTACAGCGCCAGTAGCTGATACCCCTGTTGGTAATATAGTAGCTTTACCTACAACTGAAACAGTTCCTATATTACCTGTTCCAACTACTCCAGTAACTGAGGTGGTTGCTTTAGCAACAATAGAAACACTACCTACTGCTGCTGTGGCAGATACACCGTCTGGAGTATAAGCAACATTGCTCTTACCATACCTAGCTACACCATAGACACCTATGCCGTATATAGCACCAGAGCGTACAGTTGTAGCCATATAGCTACTCCTTAAGCAATTCTAATAATTGCGTTACTTGCGTCTGCTGTGGGAAATTGAACAACAAAGTCACCATTGGTAGATGTCTTGTCTCCACCAAACGAGATGACAGCTACAGCATTGGTAGTGGCTGATCCACCATCAGTGGTGGTATTATAGATGAGAGCGCCAGCAGCAGTGATGGTAGCACTAGCAAAAGTTACGTCAGCAAAATCTACAAAGGCTGTAGTGCCGCTGGATGTTGGGTCAATGTTTGTGAGGGTTGCTCCACCAGCAGTGTAGCCAGTTCCTACCACTTCGTTGGAAGTTGTGTATGCCGTGGTTGACGCATCAAGAGTTGCTGCGGAAGTAAACAAAGCAATTTTAAAAGTGTGACCAGAAGTAACATTAAAATCATGCTTTCTTTCTAGAAGTTCTTTTTTAAAGCTTGTGCAAAGAGCAGATGTGATAGCCATTATAAAGTCTTTCGTTACGAACAAAAAAAGGGGCAACCTCTTTTGGAAGCTGCCCCTCGGTTTAGTTAGCTATTAAGCCAACTGTTCACGGTCTACAGAAGCAGGGCCAACACGGTCTTGTGCATCAACAATCACAGCGAACACACGGATAGAACCGGCGCTCAGTGTGGTGGTTTCAGTGACAAGCAACAAGTCCAAAGTGTCAGCAGCTTTAGTTACGATGGGGTATCCGGCAGTGGCTGGTGTTGCATAATCACCCACAGACAGAGAACCAGTCACGCCAAAAGCAGACACATAAGCAGCGGCTGTTACACCAGTAACACCTAAGCTCACAGTGCAGCTACCAGTAACAGCAGAAGTAATTTCAAAGCCAGCAGCCAACACAATAGATTGTGCGGGAATTTGCAGAGCTTCAATTACGTCAGCAGCAGCAAGTGCGCTACCCTTTGCTGTTACAGCAGCAGCCAAACTGATGGTGTTTTCCACCACATAAGGCACATTACGAATGCTACGAGCAGGTTGTGTAGCTGCGCCAACAGAGTTAGAAAGAGTGGTAATAGTTGCCATTTATGTTCTCCTTAAGCGGCGTTGTATTTAGCAGTGACAATACCTTCGGGGCGCAAAATCTTACGACCATAAAGGTGCATACCACGCACGATGTCAGCAAAGCTATCTGGATCACGATAGGTTTCTGTTTTGGTGATTTGCTGTGCAGTTGCAACAGCAGAATCATGACCAGCAACAATCACACCGAAGTTGGAGTTTTGGTTAGCAGATCCAGTAGTGCTGGAACCAGTTCCAATTTTGGGAAGGTTGTTAGACACATAGACTTTGAAGCCATGCAGGTTGTTGATGACCAAGCCGTTTTGCAAGCCAGCACCACCAAAATCGCTGTTCAACAAACGACTGTCTTCGTCTTTCAACAGTTCAATGAAAACAGAATCAACCACCAACCAACGACCATTGGAGTCAACAAACTGTTGATCCAACAAACGACCCATACGAGCAATCACCATCAAAGGAGAAGCTGTAGCGGTGGGCAGAGCAGTAGCACCGGGCAAACGAGCAGCCAAAGGAATTGAGTGATCGCCAGCAGAAGCTGTGGTGATGTTACCAAAGTCACTTTTCTTCAATATCATGGTTGCTAACAGTTCGTTAGAACCTGCTTGAGACAAAGCTTTAGTACCGGGGAAAGTGGTACGAGCAGTATCGGCTTGAGTATGCTTGGTGGTTTGTTGGAAACCAGACAAGTAGCCCAATACGTCTTGGTCATACTGGTCACGCAAGCGATAAGCTGCACGATCAGATGCCATCTGCATAAAGTTTACGTGGGAATGAGCGGCTTCGATGTCGTCAATCTTGAAGGCGTAGTAGTTAGCCTGATCAACAACAAGGGTGAAGTCTTCGTCATTCAGGTCTTGTGCAGTGATTTGTGTACCACGTGCATAAGACTGAACAGAAACTTCAGGCTCTTTGATGATTTTAACAGAGTCGCCCATAGCGGCGATCTCGCCAAAATAGTCGCTATTAGTAATAGCTTCGACTGTAGATGATTTGCGGAAAGCAAGCTGAACTTGCTTGGAATAAATAACTGGGCTAAAATTACCATTGGGTAAGTTATTATAGCCAGTTGCCTTTGGAAATGCCATGATGTATCCTCCTAAGATATTGATAGGGCATATAATTAAATACGCTCACACAACTACAGAGGCTGATATTATTAGGTGTGTAGTGGAGACAACCGCCGCTATCTCTATCTACAGGCTAATAAACTTACAGGTGATTCTGACAGTTTACTTGCTTTGCGTTACATGTTACTTGTTTGCTTAAGGTGGTTATAGCGAATAACGGCTTAAGGAAACTGGCTACCGGAGTAGCCGTGTTTAAAGTTATAACATTACTTTTGTATTTGTCAACTATTATCTTGCATTACCACTAATATCATACACAAACTTACCAGATTTAATAGCCTTAGCAATAATTTCTTGGTTTGCTTCGTACTGTTGTGTGGTCATTCGATTTACCACAGACTCATAAATAACACCATCTGTGTCTATGTCAGCAGGAGATGACCTACTTCCTCTAGAACCTACACTTTGTGCAGCGTCTTTGCTAGACTCTTTAGTCTTAGTCCTTGTAATACCTTTATCTACTTTATATAGATCAATGGCCCTAGCAGCAGCTTTTGCGTCTGTGTCGTTTTCATACAAAGCCTGTTGTACCCACTTTGGTTGTTCTTCTACCCAATCATGGAAGTCATCAGTATCCCGAATCTTATCAAAATCTGGGTGCAAACGCAGAAGGTCATCTTCAGCTTTGTCCCTAGCTGTCTCAAGTTCTCTTTCATCTAAAGAACGGAGCCGTAGCTCAATTGATTCAGACTGCTCTTTAGCTTTCTTCATAGCAATGGATTCAACAATCTTAGCTACGTCTGGATATTGTTCAGCCCAAGCAGAAAGTTCTTCTTCTGTTTTAGGCAACTTAATTTGATTGGTTGTACTCTTTTGAAGTTGAGACTTCAGTTCATCAATCTGTGTTTGAAGCTGTGTTTGTTGCTGCTGAGAATGTCTACGCAGATCTCCATAACGCTTCTTAAATGTTTTTTCTTCTGAAGATAAGTTAGAATCATCTTCCCCTTGTTTCTTCTCACCTTTGTTTGTTTCTTGCAGTTCTTTAAGTTCTGCCTCTTCTTGTTCAATCTTCTCATTGTTGGCATTACGTTTGCCAAAAGGAGAATAAACTTTTACTTCTTGTTTCTGTTCTAAAACAACGTCAGTCATACATACCTCTATAAGTTGGAGCTAGCTGTTGCCGCCATATGCGGGGAGATAGGTAGCCAATAATGGTGGGTGTTGTAAATATTGACCAGCCCACCTCTGGTTACAATATGTTTATTATACCATACTTTTTTTCTTAGCCATCAATCCTGTTTTAGGTTGTTCCATAGGAGCTTGTTCTGCTGTAAAGTAAGGAGCTAAGTTGTTTAACAACTGTTGATCACTTATTGCTCCAGCAGGGGGTGGTGGTTGAAACTGTGTCTGATCTGTAGCCATACCACCCAAAGCCATCTCAGTTTCTGTGCCTTCTTCTGGAAGCTCAGACATGATTTGATCTACGTTCTTAGAAAACTCATCACCATGAAGCGCTTCTGGGTTTGCCACTTCGTCAGCATTACCCATTTGTCCCTGTTCATTCATCTTCTGTAAACCACGCTTAGCTAAGTCTCTAATTTGCATTAGACGTTCTAGCCCTACATAACGTACAACATCAGCAGGAAAAACAAACTCTCCCTCGCTAAGTGCTGTACTAATGTCATCTCTCACTTCTTCTTGCATAGCGCCGGGAGGAACTTGATTACCACTCACAGGATCAACTGTGCCACCTTCATCTGGCATACCACCCTCAGCTAAAAATTTATTGTTGTACATTTATTTCATCCTTTAAATATTTAAGTCTGCGTAAAGCAGCAATTGCGCCTTGTGTTTGATAAATATCTTGAACATCTTTTGACTGCTCAAGTTTTTTATGACAACTACTTATTTCATAATCAAGAGCCTCTAAAAAAGATTCCC